CATGTGCTCGGCAACATCAATCATGCGTGAGAGCCACTTCACGTGTGATTGAGTTTGTGAATCAAAAGCCTTGATGAATTTAGCCGTTAGCGACATTTATGTTAAAGAAGAATTTGTTTTTAAGCCGCCGCGCCGCACGCACCACAGTACTTCTCGGATTTGGGCTGGCGGAAGAAAAGCAGCCAGATCGCAATGAGCATCAGCGCAAGGAACACGGTGTTCTGATCAATCTTCATTTACTCTTCACCGAGACTTTCTTCTGACTCGGCTTCGGACTCTTCAAATTCCTCATCCTCCTGATCCTCGTCCTCGTCAGACTCTTCGAAAGAATCCGACTCGGAGTCCGACTCTTCGTCAGATGGCACATAGTCCTCATCAGACTCCACCTTGAGGAAACCATCCTCATGTGGGACGAATCCGATATCATCCTCTTTGTCCGTCTTGAGGTACTCGGCGATTGAATCATCGTCTATTTCATATGTATCGGTTTCGTAGCGCCAGATGTGATCAGCAGATTCGGAAAGGTATCTGATGGTCAGGATAACTCCGTCCTTCTCAATAATCTTGGCGAGAAGGGCGACTGGCTTGCGCGCACCCACGTCGGTCCAGACGCGGACGAGGCTCATCTGTTGTTGTTCATGTTAAATCTTTTTATCTATAAAAACGCATTTAATACAGCTTCATGCCGGCCAGACCCATCTTGGGGCCTGGGCTCACCAGGTGCTTACGGGGACGGCCGCGGCCGCGCTTGGGCTTGGGGCTGAAGAGGGCCATCAGGTTGCCCGCATGCACACCGGCGTACGCACCGCGAGCCTTGCCGCGGTTGGCGCGCACCTTGCGCACCGCCTTGGCGCGGATGGCGGTGGGCACGCGCACGTTGGTGTTGGAGACCTTGCGCTCGGTGCCGCCTGGGCTCTTCACGAACGCCGCCTTTGGGTTGTACACGGTACCACCCTTGGTGGACTTGGCCAGGTACTTGCCCTCTGCAGTCATGTAAATGACACGACGGAGACTATTTAAAAATTTAGTAGGGGCTTTGGGAATGGCAGGGCGACCACGGGGCATTGTGTTTGGTACTATTACATGATATTTTTTTTTGGAATTACGGTTACATCAAATAAAAATCTTCGGGCTTCATAGGTTATAATGTCGGTGTATAAAATTACGAACAACATCAACGGGAAGGCTTACATAGGTCAGACTATAAATTCTGTTCAAGAACGGTTCAGGACTCACTGTGGCGCGTATTCAGAGGGCGAGTGTCCCGCCATCTGGTCGGCCATACAGAATTATGGGAAGGATAATTTCACAATAGAACTCCTATGGTCTGAACCAGGTTGTGATAAAAATCGTCTAGACTCAAAGGAGATTGAAATGATATCAACGTACAACACTATTGTTCCAAATGGATATAATCTGATGGAAGGAGGTTGTGGATCTAGACATAATGAAGAATCAAAGAAGAAAATATCAGTCGCAAAGAAAAAATTATGGGAGGAAAAGGGTGATGAGATTCGGGCGCAGATAAGGGAACGTGGTGTATCTGATGAGACTCGCAAGAGAATGTCAGAAGGGTGTCTACGTAAATACCAAGAAAAACCAGAACTCAAAGAATATTCCAAAAATCGCGAAGGAACTACTCACACCAAAGAAACGCGCGCCAAGATGGTTGAAGCATGGAAGCGACGCAAACAAGATCCAGAATTCCGTCAAGGTTTTGTAAAAGCTGCAGAAAGATTGATGAAAATTGTATATATATTTGATGCTTCACGTAATTTGATAAAAGTAGAGGACTCTCTTGTAAAAGCCGCCGAGTTCATGAATGGGTCTAAAAGTACTATAGGCTCTGTTATAAAAAAAGGTTCATTATATAAAAAGAAATATTACGCATCTTATGATAAGAATCCTCCCGGGCCGAAACCTGAAAAAACCATTTACTGTTTTGATAAGCATTGTAATCTAGTGGACACGTGTAAATCTTTACAAGAGGTGCATGAGAAGACGGGATTCAGTGTATCGGGTGTGCTTAAAAATGCCATCAAGGGCGCTAATCTGTATAAAAATCAATTTTATTTCTCATACTCTTCAACCCTTCCATTTGTTCCCACATGACATGCATGTGATGAACACAGTCATTGGTTCGTCAGCTGCCCGAGTCTGTAATAAATAGAACGTGGTGCGCTTTGTTTTACAACGCCGGCAGGTGAAGAGACCGGTATAGTCCTCCTCCCGCGCCTTGGCCGCCTCCATGACGAGGTCGCGGCGTTTGAGCTCGTAGGCCGTCTGTGCCGCAGGGCCGTCGGGCCACAGCACTTCGGCTGAATAGCGCGCCAGGTTTTTTGATTCCAACTCCTTGAGTTGAAGCCGTCGCGCGAGTTGGGGCACGAAATTGAGTTTCAGTTTCACATCTTCACCTGTGACCTGAAGGTCGGGTACGATCACAGGGGCCCTCTCGAGCTCCTTGATGAGTCCGAAAGCCTTTTGCTTGTAGCGCCACCGAAAAAGCCGGTTTTCCCACGACGGATCGTCACTCACATGTCGGGTTTCCTGGACTGCCCAGTTGTAGACTGAGCGTTCGCAGTTTCGGGCAGTTACCCCAAGGCCAAGAGCCCGGCCAAACTCGTTGCGAGCGTAATCACGAAGGGCGTGCTCCATTTTTTGTTTAAAAATCATTTTTCTGTCCCGTGTCTGGCTTGTACATCTCATCTTTTTTTGGAATCTGACGTGGCACCCATACAATTTGACGGAACTCTTTGGCATCTGGTCCACATAAATGAGGGTACGTGCGAGCATTTCGTGGAGGAAGGGCATAAACGAGACATAAATTGTGACGAGGATTGTGATAGATGCAGTCGTGACACGAAGGCATTATGAGTTAAAAAGGTTGCACGTGTTTAAACCATGTACCATCAACCTCTCATCCTGTGCGAGACCAGTCGCTGTCCCGTATGGGCCTTCAATTGGTAATGATTGTCACTGTTGCGCAGAGCGCAAAATGATCCGTAGTTTGATGCTCCAGGCTTCCAGGCGAGGTGTGGGAGCTGCAAACTTTCCATCTTGGATTCACCGCAAGTACGGCGACTTTGTCGTGACCCGAGTTCGGGTCGATGGAGGTCACGGAACCTCTCTTCCGTGTGTGATTTGCAGGAAGGCTCTGGACAGGCTCTCAATTCAATGGAGAGCCCATGTGGGCACCGAATGGTTCAGGAGCACGGACCAAAACGTACCACCCTCCAGACCCACTTCTAAACAACGTGTAAAGTTGGGATTTTTATAATTTGTAATAATAATGCACTGGATTTCGATCATACTCGGTTTGGCTATCGCATGGGTCATCTTAGCCTTTATCGGTCCCAAACCTCGGATGGTTTCATATTATACACAGGCGCCAGTTGTCGCCACTTCACTGACTGAACTTGATGAGATCATGGAAGCAGTTGGACTCGCGCCATCTCGCCATAAAGCTGAGAAATCTGTGGCCGATATTGAAGTTGTTCAAGGGGTGAAGGTGCCACCACCAGCGCCTACTCAACCAATGGCTCCGGCGCCACAACCGGTTCCCGCCGGTCAAGGTACACCAGCCAGTCCCCGAGCTTTTTCGCCTGCGCCAGCGATGGCGCCCTCACCTCAATAGTCACGGTCCTCCCAAAATCAATCAGCCAAATTTTGGAATCCAATTGAAAAACGTTTGAAATTTCCCGGAGACTAATTGATTTCAAAATTTCCCGTGCCTGTTTGATATCACGAGCCTTCACTTGGGTCCCGTTCTTGAACGTGAACGTCTTGGCTTTCCGGGACGCACCACAACACGACCACATCATTTACTCTTGCGTATAATACCTAGTGAGCTCTCTAACTTGCTCGCGGCTCGAGCGAGCGGCTTTGATCTCTTGAGTTTCAGCGTATCTTGAGCCCCGGTCGAGTTTTCAATCGCCCGTAGGCGGCTCGGATCGTGTCCGGTGGCGACGGAAGGTCCGCGCACGCTCAACTCATTTCTCGTATCGGTGAAGACGGGATGGACCTGCTTTTCAAAAGGAAAATAGAGCTGAGGAGGCTCCACGAGCCCACCATACGACCTGAATTCTTCGATACTCATGGTCCCACCAAAACACGCAAGGAATTGGCGTTTTGGAGCGGGCCACAAGGGCACGAACTTTCCAAAGGCTCTCATCCTCATCATGGCTATGAATGATTGGATTTCCCCGGACTTGGCCGAGTTCATGTCGTGCGCGTACGCCTTCGCACATTGCCACGAACAGAAATTGCCCATGGTTGTGAATCTGTTGAGTTTTTCATCGTATCGCACCGGGAGGTGGATACATGGACGTTGAGGAAGGGCATGAACGCACCACCAACACACGAGTCCCTCGATGTTTTGTTCCGGTGGGGTTGTCGGCCCTGGGTCGGCCCGTTTAGGAGCCGACTCGCGGCTCTTTATGATTCGGGCCTCGGTCTTCTCCTTCTTTAGAGCACAAATCATCCTGAACTTAAAAACCTAATAATCTTTAATATTAGATGCTACTATC